CGTTCAAAAGAAGGTTGTTCCAATCGAAGAAGTCCAGAAAGAACGTCTCGCAAGAGACTTGTTTATTCAGGACGAAATGGAACCGACTCGAAATCCACTTAATCCTAAAGAAATATACACCAGCAAATCAAAGCTAAGAGCTGCTTACAGAGCTGCTGGCGCTGTTGAAGTGGGTGACGCATACGAACGTGGCTACACGCCTGAGCGAGAGCAGCAACGTTCAGAGAAGCAACTAATTGATAAATTTATGAAAAACTTGCGAGAGCGATACAATGGCTAACACCGACGATACTCAAACCACAGAAGTCCAGGTCGATAAATCAGCACCCGAAAAGCTGTCAATTCGTGATGCTTTGCAACAACGTTTTGAAGAAGTAGCCGATACCCAAAACGAAATAGAAGTTGACGAAGAAGCTACACCAGAAAACGAACCAGCCGCAGAAGTCGCTGTTCAACAACCTGTGCAAGAGGAACGTCCTGCGTTTCTTCCACCTGCGGATATGCGGAAGGAAGAAAAGGAAGCTTTTCTCAATCCAACTGCTGACAATGCTCATATTCTACAAAACTACCTTAATCGTAGAGCTTACGAAACCCGCTCAGACTACAGCCGTAAAATGGCAGAAGTTGAGGAATTACGTAAAAACACGTCAGGGTTATACGATACCCTTAAACAATACGAGCCAGATTACCTAAAGCGTGGCATTAGCATTGCAGATGTAGCCAAACGCTCTATAGCCTGGGATAGGGCTATGGAAACCGACCCCGTTACAACCGCACGAGAGTGGCTTGAGGCGTATGGCCTTACCCCACAAGAGTTAATGCAACAGCAGACTCAAGGTTACGAGCAGCAAGCACCTGCCAATTATTTGACACGGGAGGATGCAGAACGCATAGCTGAAGAACGGATGCAGACCATTCTACAGCAGCAAGAGCAAAAAGCCGTTGAGTATTACAATCAGAAGGTCGTAGAATCTTTCATGAATAGTAGACCCGTATTTCGGGATCCAGAAACAGCAGCTCAAATAGAGGCTGATATGGCTCCGGTAGTACAGGCATTAACCTCGACAGGCCGCTACAGCACCCCTGAACAGGTTTTAGAAACTGCCTATAACTACGTCATAAACGGGAACCCTGCTTACTCCAGCCTCGTTTCTAAGATGGCTGCTAAGCCGGTTATTCAAGAACAGAAGGCAGCGGTCGAAAAGGCCAAGGCTGCGTCGAAATCAATATCTGGCTCCACCGGTAGTGGGACTCCCAGAGTACAAACAAAAGATATACGGGATAATCTGCGTCGGCGTCTCTCAGGTGGAGACTAGGCCATAGAGGTTATCCCGCAAATTATAAGGGATAACTAAAATGGCAAATCTTGAGGAAGCGATCGTTGCTACCTTGTTTGATCAAAGCGATCAAATTGCGGACGAAATTTTACATCATAATCCGCTTTTGGCTTCGCTGGATGAGCAGGGCTTAATCCGTAAATTCTCCGGTGGATATGAACTTCGTAAGCCAATCATGTACAATGATGCGGCTGTAGGTGGTTTCTACTCCGGTTTTTCATCTTTCAACCTTGATGCTATCGACGATGCAACTGCATTCCGATTCGCTATCAAGCAGGTATATGAGCCTGTAGCAATTTCAGGCCGTGACCGTCGTGCTAACCGTGATGAGGCTATGCTTCTTGATCTCGCTGAGATGAAGATGAAAGCCGCTATCGCTCGACTCAAAAATACCGTTTCTACCTCGCTTCGTGGCGATGGAACAGGAAGCGGAGGGCTTGAGTTCGACGGTATCAAGAAGGCAGTTTCGACTTCACCTTCTTCTGGTACCTATGGAACCATTGACCGTACTGCTAACTCTTGGGCTCGAAATCTTGCGGTAAACGTAACGCTTTCAGCTTCAAACGTTCAGGAGCAGATCACAGATGCTATCAGCCAGATCACACGAGGCGACGAGCAACCTGATCTTGGTCTTATGGATCGTACAGCTTGGAAGTACCTCCACTCTTCGCTTACAGCAATTCAGCGTATTCAGCTTCCTGTAAAGAAAGCTGTAGCTGGATTCCGTGTGCTTCAGTACGACGGATGCGATTTCGTATTCGACGGTGGATTCGGTTCTTCAGTGCTTGAGACAAACTCATGCCGACTTCTCAATACTAAGTATTGGTCGTTCGACGTGGTTCGTGGTGCAGACTTTAAACCGCTCGCTCCAGAAATGGCTCGTCCGGTTGATCAAGATGCTTTCTTCACAGTTATCATTGTTGAAGGAAACCTCTGCTGCGCTGCTCCTGCACTTCAGGCTGTTATTTACGCTTAATTAGGGAGGTAACAGAATATGTCACATTCAGGATCATTCGGAGTTAATTACAAGAAAACTTTCGATGTTGCGTCAGTTCCTTCTCTTCCAGCTAAATTAATGGACCTTGGAAGTTGCCCAGAGGGGCAGTTTCTCTTTGTCCAAGCTGACGGTGCTATCAGCCAGTATGATTTCGTTATCATTACTGCGGCTGGTCAAGCTTCTTCAGTAACTCAAACCAACGATGGGACAGTTCTCATCCAAGGTGGAGTTGCTCAGATTGCTGCACTCGACAACGAGTACCTCTGGGTATGGGTTGGCGGTATTGCTGGTGGTGGAGTTGGTACAGGAATTAAAGGCAAAGTTGCTGCTGGATGTGTTGGTGGCGCTGCTATCTACACAACTGCTACAGCAGGTGTTGCTGACGATGATTCTACAGCTCCAGCGGTTAAGTTTGCTAACGTAGTTACCACTGTAACTACTACGCCAGCCGCTGCTGTAGAGCTGTATTCTGTCGATTCAATTCGATTGAATGCGTAACTTAAAAGCGGGAGGCTTGTACAGCTCCCGCCTTTTTACGAGGTCTTATGCCAAGCACAACTAATCTGATCGGCCTCGGTATGCCACCGGAGCAAGCATTAGAAGTATCCAATGGTACGTTTACCACTGTCACGAGCACCAACGCTGTTGTTGCAACTGCTGGTGGAGTTCGCACCAAAATGGCAATCAACAATGTAAACGACACCACTCCTACAAATGCTGAGCTTACGACTTCGTTCGGAGCACCAGCGACTGTAGGTACTGGATTCGTAGGTATTGTTAAGGATAACGACACTGACACTAACTGCTTCGTAGTTGTGTCCAACGGCGTTACCTTTTACTACCTTAAATTCACTAAGGCGTTGTAATACGAGGGGGGAGCGATCCCCCCTATTTTTATTGAGGCACTATGCCAGATTTTACACCTTCTAATCCTACTGCATTGTTTTCAGCTCGTAGGCTTGCCACAGTTACTCCTTCGGATTCTACAGACCTTACAGGCGTTCGTGCTTTGTGGGTTGGGGGAACTGGAAACCTTGTACTAAAAGGCGTTGATGATTCGTCTGCTGTAACTCTTGTGATTCCAAATGCTGGTGTTTTGATTCCAGTGTTTGTAGCAAGAGTGATGGCAGCTACGACAGCGACTTCGATTGTTGCGTTATATTAGTTTAGGCCTGCTTATGTTGGTTGGAATTGGCGGTGTCGCATTAACTTCTGCTGTGCGAGGTGGGGCATCTCAATTTGACCCAAAGACCGTTACTGGTCTTGTTGCTTGGTACAAGTCAGACGCAGGAGTTCTTGACGCATCTGGTAATGCCATTACTGCTGACAATACAAAAATTAAAACTTGGCAGGATCAGAGCGGCAACGGCAAGCACCTAGTACAGGCTACAGTTGGCAATCAGCCAACTTGGAGAAATGCTGCTAACGGTATTAATGGCGTTCCTGCGGTTTATTTTACAGGTTCGTCTACTAACTACATGGTTAGTTCTAGTTTTGACCTTAGTTCCTATACGGTATTTTTTGTTCAAAAGTTTTCTATTGATTCCATCTTCTATGAGCATGGAAATACAGCAACCGGACCTGGGCAGTTTGCTTACACTGGCATAAATCAGACTTTATATGTTCGTAAGGGCGGAGCAGTAAACGGCAAGGATTTAACTACCGGATGGGGGAGTGGAAACGTATTGCTTCAATGGAACGGTCGGTATGCTGGTACTAGCCTCACGCACACTATGCGTAAAAATGGGGCGGATCAAACTTTGACAGTCAGAAATGCAGGAGATCCAGGTACTGCAACTACAACAGCCGCTTTAACGCTTGGTGCAAGAGCAAATTTAACTGCTCCCGCCACAGGGTTTATAGCAGAAGCATTGTTTTATAATGCCGCCTTATCGTCGGGTGACATAGCAAACATCGAAGCGTATTTGAAGAAGAAGTGGGGCACTCCTTAATGCCTATGTCTACCTATGTTCAATTATGTTTATACTGCTCTCTAAAGCCAACTTTTTATAAGGAGAGCTATGGCACATATTGATTGGCAGTCCGTTATGAACGGGCAATCCCAACAGAAGAAAAGATACTCGGGCGCTAACGTAAAGTTCTTTAACGCCTACAATGAGAATCGAGAAAAGACGTTAAAGGAAGGCCGTCCTATTTTTGACGAGATTCCTTCTATTTCTATCCAGTGGCCAGGTGGCGACGAAACCGTACGCCGCATTGAGCCGCAAGATGTTCAAGATTACCCAGAGCTTTACAAGGCATTTACTGCTGGTAACGAGCCTGTAGAAAGCGGCACACCATTGAAAGAGTGGGCGCTTTTGTCTGGGTCTGCTGTGCGTGAGCTTAACTATCTTGGATTTAAGACAGTCGAGCAGCTTGCAGAGGCAAATGATTCTTTAAGACCAAAGCTTGGGCCATTGTTTAAGTTTGTTAAGATGGCGCAAGATTGGATTACCGCTGCAAACACTCCGCAGTCTGAGGTGGTGCAGTTGAAACAACTTCTTGAGCGTGAACAAAAACGCACTCAGAAGTTGGAGGAACAACTTGAGTTGCTAATGCAAAGAGTAGAGGCCAACGAAGGTACTTCTTTGCGTAGCCCACGAAAGGAGGTGATCCAAGAATCTGAGGGTTTTGAGGACCAATCGGATGATGTGGAAGAGGATGCACCTAAACGTCGAGGACGCCCAAGGAAAGTATGACGCTTGCAACAGTTGTTCAAAATGTAGCTAACGAGGCCGCTTATACTGTTGAGAGTAATGTAATCAACAGTACCGAGACTACGACCAAGCAACTGTTGGCAATCACTCAACGTATTAATCGTGACATCTTTGAAGCATATCCTTGGCCTAAGTGTTATGCGTCAGGAAGTATTACGTTAGTCGGGGGGCAGGCGACGTATGCTTTGCCCTCCGCTTTTTCTTGGTACCAGTA